CTGAAGGAGCAGGCGCTGGAACTAGCAAGGCCAGCAGGAACAGAAGGTGCCCATGTCACGTTTGGTCCTGAAGAACTTGCACTTATCCGACGCGCACTGGAGTCAATCAATGACTGACCACCCGATCACCCCACCGCCGGAGCTGGTTCAGGACTGGTGGGACGCAACGCAAAAAGAGAAACCAGAGCGCTGGGTGAACCATGTCGCCACCCAGGCCGCCCGCTGGGGCGCTGATCAGGAGCTGGAGGCGTGCATCAACTACTTTCTTGAGTACGACTCAAGTTGGGGCGAAAACTCAGAGCTAGTCACTGGTCTCCGCGCCGCCCGCCGCCCGAAGCCGCAGTCCTTGAAGGAGCAGGCGCTGGCAGTACTGGATGACACTGAACTGGACTCACCTCATTACAACATTCTTCTCCGCGCCCTGAAGCAACTCGATGACTGACTTTCGAGCGCTGTGCGCTGAGCTGGTCGGCGACATCGAGGAATGGATGAATGGCACGGACCACTTTCCGCCAAGCTCTGTTGAATTGCTAGACCGAGCCCGCGCCGCCCTGGCCCAGCCCGAGCCGCAGGGGCCGACGGATGAGGAGCTATGGGAGCTGTATGACGAAATGGGCGGAGTTCCAGAAGACTCTGCGTGGTGCCTTAACTACGCCCGCGCCGTCCTTGCCCGCTGGGGCAACCATCCGGAATCTCCGGATAGTTCAGATGGACCGGCTGTGTCCGATGACAGGGAGCCGGCCTCTGTCATTCCCCAGCTTAATGATCAACTTCACCGTCGAGCCACAATCCTTCTGATCCGCAAGGTGATTGATCAAGCCATCCGCGATACTGCATCAGTTCAGTGGCGGGTGGCTGATACCGGCGAGCAGCTTGTTCGAGTCAGCGACTTGGTGGCATGGGCAGAGCACATGGAACAACAAATGGAGCAGCTCAATGACTGACCTCTCCCCCGCCGCACAGGCGGTGCTAGATGCGTTCCTCAAGGCCCCCATGGGACAAAGCCATGTGGACGATGACCTAATTGCCATCGCCGCCGCTCTGCGTGCTGCCGCGGATCAGGTGGTGCCGACAGAAATGGATCTGCCTCCCATTGCGCCTGATCTTGGTCACTTTCGACAACACGAGCGACGGCTAACCCGCCAGCGTCTCCTCGCCATCGCCGCCGAGCTGGAGGACTTCGAATGAATCGGCTGCAGCTGTATCAGGTGGCGTTTTCCCATGCGCCACCGATGCACTTAATGGCATACAGCGTCGGCCATGCCATTCGGACAGCCCAAGAGCTATGTCCCAGTCACGGCAAGTTTATGAGCTGCCATTACGTGCCTGAGTGGAACGACCACAACAGCGATTCTGTACTACACTGCACCCGTTCAAACTAATGGACATGCACATTCTTTCGTCGCACCAGTTCCAGCTGATCACCGATGCCCTAGAGCAAGCACGTGCTGTGCTCCAGCAGGGGCAGCATGTGGAACTGGACCTCACTCAGCCGAAGCAGACCATTCCGCTGCCCACAGGTGAAAAGATCCAGCGCCAAGGGGAGTCTCAAAGTAAGACTCGTAAGTCCAGCCGCAAGGGTAAGCGGGGTGTTGCGTCGTTGACGCCCGGCAAGGTGCTGGAGATTAAAAAGCAGCTGGCAGTTGGTGGGAAGTCTGCGGCCAAGATTGCTGCGGAGTTTGGCGTTCACATGACGACCATCAACAACATCAAGCACGGGCGTACGTGGGCGCATGTGGTGCTCCAGCAGGACACTGAGGTGGCTGCGTGACCGTTCTCCCGGACGTGGAGATCTTGACCCTGGTTCGCCGGGGTCTTGTGACTCCTTTTGATCACGAGCTGGTGAATCCCGCGAGTCTCGATGTGAGACTCGGTAACAATTTGTTGGTTGAGGTGCCCAACAGTTATGAGTTGGTGCCCCAGTCGATGATTGGTTTTTCGCAGGAAGAACCGTATCTGCTTCAGCCGCATGAGTTTGTGCTGGCTGAGACGCTGGAAGAGTTCAAGCTGCCCGACTGTATTGCTGGGCAGCTGGCGCTGAAGTCCAGTCGTGCCAGGGAAGGGCTGGAGCATTTGCTGGCTGGGTATGTGGATCCTGGCTATCAGGGGCGGTTGACGCTGGAGCTGCAGAATGCGCGGTCGCTGCATCCGGTGCCGATCTGGCCCGGTATGAAGATTGCGCAGATTGTGTTCCACAAGCTGTCGATGCTGCCGTCGAAGGACTACTCCATGACAGGTCGGTATTACGGCGACAAAACTGTGCAGGCATCTAAAGGATGATGGACAACGTCAATAGCCCCAGTCACTACACCAGTGGTCGCGTTGAGGTCATTGATGTAATTGAGGATTGGGTACAGGCTGCGCCAGATGCTGTGGTTGGTGGGCTGCATTGGCAGGTCATTAAGTACGTCAGTCGGGCGTGGCTAAAGAAGGATCCGCTGGAGGACTTTATGAAGGCCCGCTGGTATCTGAATCGCCTCATCAACAAACTGGCTACCGCTCCCTACAAGGACTGATGGACGTTTCTTTTGTTCATTGCACACCTAATGCAGAGGCCCTGATTGTGCGGATGGCACGGGTGTCAAATCCCGATAACGCCAGCAACACAACCACCGCTCCAAAGCTGCTGCGGTATTTGATTAAGCACCAGCACTGGAGCCCGTTTGAGATGGCTTCGTTGTGCGTAAAAATTGATACTGAGCGCGACATTGCCGCACAAATACTGCGGCATCGGTCGTTCTCATTTCAAGAATTTTCTACGCGTTATGCGCAGACTTCACCCGCTGAGATTCCCTACCAGCGGTTGCAGGATTTTGCCAATCGGCAGAACAGTATTGATGGTGTGGATCCGTTGCGCCAGAAGCATTGGGCTATGCGGATTGGGGAGCTGGTAACGGACAGTTACCGGCTGTACCAGATGCTTTTGGATGATGGTGTGGCTAAAGAAACGGCGCGCAGAATACTGCCGCTGTGTACCCCGACCACGCTCTATATGCACGGGACGCTGAGAAGCTGGATTCACTACATCCAGTTGCGGAGTGCCAATGGTACGCAGCTAGAGCATCGCGAGATTGCGGTGGCGTGTAAAAAGATTTTTGCTACTAGTTTTCCTGTTATTGCTGGTGCAGCTTTCGATGAAGTGCTCTAACTGTGGATCTTCTCGGCTAGGGGTTTATAGGTCGTGCCACGACACTGATGAGTCGGTGTTGCGCGAGCGCAAATGTGGTGTATGCGGGCACAAGCAGTTCACGGTGGAGGTCGAGTTGCCGGATTACGGCGCTCAACATACACGTGAAAAGAAGATGATTCGCCTGCCTGGATTTCTACGTGTTGCTTTTTCGTGATGGCTGTAGCAAAAAATCACCGCCAGTGCTTGCAGTGCGGTAAGCCTACGACCTCGGCGGTTCTGTGTTTTAGGTGTTACCGCTCCAGTGATGCGGGGAAGGCGGAGTTGCGGATGCAGACTTTGCTGAACAAATACAAGCCGTTGCCGGATGGTGGAGAGTGCCAGCACTGTGTGCACTGGTACAGGCGTTGTACGCTCGGGTTTCCTGAGGGTGGAACGGCACTGGCGCAGCTGTGTGCTGTGCGCGAGCTGGATAGCCTGCTAGAGTAGGAGAGTACACGCCCTACCAGGCATGGAAATCCTTTTTGGCATCGAGCACCTCTCCACGTTGGAGGAGGCCGATACTGTTGCATTTGACGTGGAGACCACTGGGCTCCAGCCGCGTTTTGGTGGACTGCGGTTGCTGCAGTTGTGCACCTTCGGCAAAACGCCTGTGGTCATTGACTGCTTTGACTTGTCGGATGATGACTGGATCACGCTGGAGGAATTTTTTGCGGTTGAGCGCCAGTGGATTGCGCACAACGCAGTGTTTGATCTCGGCTGGCTGCAGGAGCACGAGATCTATCCGGAAGGGCGGGTATTGTGCACCATGCTGGCTAGCCGGATCCTGACTAATGGGCTGCCCAACGTCAAGAACGGGCTCCAGCATGTGGTCAAGCGTTACTTGAAACAGGAGCTGTCAAAGGAAGAGCAAAAAAGTGATTGGTCGGGGGAGTTAAGTCAAAGCCAGCTGGAGTATGCGGCGAAGGACGTTGTCGTGCTGACCCTGCTGCACCAGGAGATTGCGCAGCGCATGGCGATTGGCGGCCTGTATCCGGCGTGGTACTTGGAGTGCATGGCGCTGCCGGCGATGGCCCAGCTGTGGCGTACCGGTCTGCCCTTCGACAGGAAAGGATTGGAGCAGGTGATCGAGGATTTGGATATTGAGCATCACGAGATTGGGGACGCGTTTATTGAGGCGTTTGATGCGGCACTGCCGGCAGAGCACAAGTTGCATCGCGGGGTGGATGGGCAGCTGCTGTACCAAACAAAACCCGGTGCTAAGGGTAAAAAAGTGGACCCGAATGTTTTTAACCTCAATAGTCCGACGCAGTTGTTGAAGAAGTTCACAGCACTGCTGGGACAAGTGCCGGTTGATCCAAAGACGAATAAAGCTAGTGCTAGTAGGGCGGCACTACAGGAGTATGTGGCAGATCATGTTCTAGTGGGGACGTATTTGAAGTGGAAAAAAGTAGAGAAGCGCAGGCAGATGGCTGAGACTTTGTTGAAGAATGTTTCGGCGGATGGGTTTATTCGCGCCAGCTATTTGCAGATGGGTGCGGATACGGGGCGGATGAGTTGCATGAGTCCCAACCTGCAGCAGATTCCGCGAGATCAAAGGTTTCGGGCGTGTGTGCAGGCGCCTGATGGGTGGCGGCTTGTGGTGGCGGACTTTGCGCAGATGGAGTTGCGGTTGGCGGCAGCCGAAGCTCAAGATGATCTTATGACTCGGGCGTTCCAGGAAGGGAAGGACCTGCATACGATTACGGCGATGCAGATCTACGGGGTCACAGAGGATGAAGTTACAAAGGACCAGCGCCAAGTCAGCAAGTCAGCCAACTTCGGGTTGTTATACGGAAGTGGAGCAAAAGGACTCAGAAATTACGCAGCGGGTATGGGTATCCAAATGGATCTTGATGAGGCGGCGGAAGTGCGGGAAAAGTTCCACGCTGCATATAAAGGCATCAGCCAATGGCAGCGCAAAAATGCTGCACTTGCTAATGCGCCTGCGCAGAATCCATCTGTCAGCATCCGCGTTTCGGGGCTCCGGCGGTTTCTTCCGGGAGAGAACAACAAACTCACCACGCGTTGTAACACTCCCATTCAGGGAGCTGGTGCAGCAGTCCTCAAACTTACGCTCAGCAAATTGTGGCCGGCCCTTAGGGCAGACGGGGAGGACATCGTGCGCTTGGCCGGCGTGGTGCATGACGAAATCATCTTGCTCGTCGTAGAGGAGCACGCTGAGACTTGGGCGCTCCAGCTGCAGGGAGCTATGCAGGACGCGGAAGCTAAGTGGTTGGGAGATATTCCTCCCCTTGCCGAGGCTAAGGTCGGGGTGAGCTGGGATCAGGCAAAGTGACGCGCCAAGACTTCGAGTATCGGGTCAGGATGTATCGCCTTCATGGCCCGATGCTCGACGTTTTTGTTACCGCCCAGGATGCGTTCCACGCCCATAAGCAGGCGCGGGAACAGTATCCGGGCTGCTCGGTTCAGTCCATCCTGCGGGTCTCAGATTTAGTCTCATGAGTCGCAGCCGCACGGGAAGGGAGCTGGTGATGGAGTGGTTGATGCGGGAGGTGCGCCAGGCAAAGACGGCGGATCTGCATAGGATGGCGGCGTTCCTAGAGTGGGCGCGGCAGATTCGCGGCGGTTCCAGGCAGAAGCGGACTGGGGCGAGGCTGGCGCAGTCCAATGCGTGGCGGAAGGGTGTGGATCAGGACCTGAGGTGGTAGGTCTAGTGTGTCGCAGTATGCTATTGTGTAAGAGATTAGACAGTGGGCCATGCCGCTTCGTCACGGGCAAAAAGTGTATTGTCAGCTTCTACTTGACATGCACAGATACAAACTGGCTGAAGAACTGGCCAGTCGAGAAGGGAAGAAGGTGACGGGGATGCTCCGAGATATGGTGTACGCGGCACTGGAAAAAGCGTTGCCTGCCTCGGACTACAGGGCTGCGGAAGCTGCGGATAAGGCGGCTTGGGCTGAGTCTGTGCAGCGAAGGGTGCAGGGACGAATGCGCTCCAAGCAACAGCCAGGTGTGTCAGAAACTGACGCATGAGACTTAGTCAGATTTCTACAAAGTCTGACCCAGTGCCGCCGAAGTTACTAGGCTTGCACAGTAGTTTGGTTTTTGGTTGTGACGCGGTACGTGGTTGTGGCAGACGGACGCTGGGTGACGGCGCTCCATGCAACAAACGGGACGATCACGTTTACGGATAAACAGGAGGATGCCTCCAGCTGGGTTACTTACGAGTGTGCGGTTAAGGCTGCCAAAGTTGTGATGGAGCGCGTGGGGCAGCCGGCTTTTATTCACAGTGTGGAAGAGCCCGTTTATCCGAGGTCGTGGCGCTGATGGAGTTCCACGAGCTGCAGGTATGGTTGCCGGGTAGGGGAGCGCTGCGCCAGTTGTTTAGGGCGGATTCGCTGGCTCGGGCACTGGAGATCGCGCGTTACAAATACCCTGGAGCGCTGGTGGAGGTGCCGGCTCCGGCGGCGAAAAAGCCTAGGCTGGTGCGGTCCCACACCTGCCCAAAGGCGGCAGCAAGGGCGCGGTTGAAACTCGTTCAGGAAAAAGAGACGATGGCTGCACAGGCACAGTGGGCGAAGGAAGCGTGGGAGCGGGTCCA